GAAATCGAGCATTTCTTCACTTGCTGTCAACCATTGAGGTAGATCATCTCTTAGAGCAGCTAAAAAATTATGAAACTTAGAGACTCCTGTTTTTCCTAATTGAAAAACCATTTCCACTACAATTTCATTAGCTAAAGAAGGTAAATTACAACCTTTTAATAGCTCTTCTGCCCCTGATATGGCGTTCTCTAAATCTTTTTCTAATATTTCCATTAAAAATTCTTCGTCGTATTCTTTATCATCTTCCCAAAAATCTTCGACGCAGAGGTGGCCGACGCCCACAGTTCTTTTTCCCAATGTGTCGAGGTACACTTTGTTGCGGTAACCCTCATGGTCACGTACTGATTTTAATAGTCTTTGCATATCCATTTTATTCTATCCTTTTATTTTCATTTCTTTTCATGTCGACAACATCACTTATCATTTTAGAAAACTCTGTTGCTTCTTGTTCGTTTTTAAATCCTGTTAAAAAATCACCTTTATCAAGTGCATATTGTAAAGGATCATCAACCTTTATTAACTTACCGTCAATCATTCTCATAGTCGGCACTAAATATATCTTACCGTCTTGTTCAAATGATGAAGTTCTAATCGTTTCATTTGCCTCTGTTGTTGGAGTGCTTTTGTCTATGGCTCTTTTAAACCACGACATACTTGTATAATCGTTTTTATCCGCCATTAGTTTCTCTCCATTCTGTGTATGTCTAAAAATGCTATGGATTTCACCCAGCCTGACGGAATAATAATGTGACGTCCACCGTCTTTTTGATCGTCAAACTCCGAGTAATCTGCCATAATGATTGTTTTTTCTCTGTCCTTGTATATCATCCACCCCATTGAATGACATAGCGCCAACTTTTCTTTCTTGATGTCGTCTATACCATGCCAACCTGACTCTCCGTCTTTAGCGTCGTGCCACGAAACAAGGACCATGGGGTAGATACTCTCGCTTTGTGGCTTTTTTTTCATTTAATGTTTTTTATCATGATATAACACTCTGCACAATAAAACAAAAAATCTCTAACTATTACAACCGCATCTTTTTTACAATTATCACTACAACATTTTTTGGGGCTAATGCTCAATGAAAATGACCTTGAAGAAGGGGTCGTGTATTATAGAAAGGAGGAATCGTCATTAGCCCTATTTAAATATAACTATTTAGGACTTATTGTCAATAATGAGTTTTCCCAATCCCATATCTATAAGGTCTGGGAAATGGGAAATGAGTTTTCCCAATCCCATATCTATAAGGTCTGGGAAATGGGAAATGAGTTTTCCTATAGATATTTTAAACTGAAAGTGATTTATGTTTTTGTAAATTCGACAAAACAGAGGTAACCACGTAACCTGAGTCAAAAACCATTGTAAATCAACAATAGTATGGTTACTTCTATGACGTAACCACAGGTAACCACAGGTAACTCGCTCTATATGTCTTTTTTGAACTGAAAGTAGTATTATTAATTATAATATTGAATTAAAAAATTCTATACAGAATTGTAAAAGTGTATTAAAGTAAAAAAATGCCTAGAATAAAAAATGGTGAACTGTCACCTAAACAAAAGAGATTTGTTGAGATATTTGTAAAAGAGAATGGTCGTTTGACCGCCACAGAATGTGCAAGACAAGCTGGATATTCTGAACGTTCAGCGGTATCTCAAGCGTGTAATTTAAGAAACCCTAAATACTTTCCCAATGTCGTCAAAGCTATTGAGGACTTACAACGAGAGTATGCAGAGGCTAGTAAGATTACTTTTGTCAGCCACCAGCGTGAGCTATCAAGATTGAGAGAACAAGCCGTCGCTAATGGTCAGTTGGGTCCAGCAGTTCAGGCAGAGTATCGTCGTGGTCAGTTAGCTGGTTTTTATATTGACCGCAAAGAAGTTGTGACCGCCTCACTCGATAACATGACTAGACCTGAGTTGGAAGCCAAGTTAAAAGAGATTAGAGATCACAACGTCATTAACGGCGAGTCTATTGGCATGGAAGTTAAAGTTATCGAAGAAGCAGAAGAAGCGCAATAGCCAAGACTAAAAGAATAATCTCCCAAAAAATTAAAAAAAACATTATTTACTAACCTTATAATCGTCCTGAGTAAAGCTATCATAGTCTTTGGTAGCGTTGTACTTACATTGGGCAGAACACCACCTTTGAAACTTACTCATGTATGATTCTTTGTTGCAATGATAACACCTACGCTTCATTAGTTTCTCACCGCTATTTTTTTTGATTATATAGTCAGGTTGTACATTGTCGTAAGAATACTTGCCTTTCATTAGTTTATGAAGCCTTGTGCTATCATCATTCTATACAACCCCTCTAACTTATCAATCAGCTCATTATACTTCTTTCTGTCTGGGGTATTGTCTGGGGCGTGTTTATCTCGTAGCTTCTCAATATCCTTAACTATGTCCTCTATTCTATTGTTCACTTTCACTTTTACTCCTTTCTTAATATCTATATGATTCTGCTAATTCATGCACCATATCGACAATTTGAGCTAAACCAACATCATAAATTTTTTCATTGGCGTTTAATATTGCTCTAACTTCTCTTATGAATTCTTCTTTGGTTTCTATCTCTTGATCTCTCTCTTGCTCGTCCATTATCCAATCTTTAAATTTGCTCATTTTTTTTCTCCCTCCTTATTTCATAAAGTTTATCTCGCAGTTTCCAAAAAACGTCGTCTATCTCATTAACACCCAAATCATAATAATCTACCATGTTTGAAAAATCATTAATTGTCATCTCAGATATTTCACGTTCAATTTCATTAAGTTGCTCTTCTTTCTCTTGCTCGTCCATTATCCAATCTTTAAATTTACTCATCTTCATACTCCTTTTCTTGTTCATAAAATGTTTCTGACATATCTAATTCGTCATGAAAATTAATTTTTTTAGCGTCGCAAAAATGTCTTAGGTCACAGAGGACATCTGCAACACGATAATATTCATCTTCACTATCTGTGCCCCTCAAACCTAAAAGATTTTTAATTTTCTTCACTCTGTCTTTGTTGTTCATTTTTTACTCCTGATATAACTATCTCAAATTTATAGGACTTTATATTATTGTCAAATTATTTTTACTAACTACTTGCAATTTTATGAGATAATGATTATATTAATATTAACTAAAAGAAAGGATTAAAATATGGGTGATAGAGTAAGTATATCATTTAGAGATAGTGATGGCGAAGAATCTCCAGCACTATTTCATCATTGGGGCGGTACTGAGTTTCCTGAAAATGCTTTAGCGTGGTTTAAGGCATTTAAAAGTAAAGCTGAGGCTGAGAGTAAAGCTCGTTGGAGTACCCCCATAAATAGATTGGAAGCGAGAATAATGTTAGCTCAATTTTTATCTTATTTAGGTAGGGAAAAATCTGAGCGTAAAATTAAAACACTTGTTTATAATGACGACGACAGTCCAACATCAGGAGTAAAAGAAGTCATTTATGATGATGATGTTTTAAGTCAGAGTATTTATATGGGGGTAGATAAAAATGACGGCGATAATAGTGATAATGGTCATTATGTTATACATACTGATACCGCTACAATGGAAATAACAAAAAGACCTATGGAGGACTACGAGTAATATTTAAAAGTTTGCGGTCAACCTTTCTTGATCTTCGCAAATCTCATGACCGCGAGAAAAGGGCGAGTTTATTTGTTCTCGCCCTTTTTTAATTCTTGACTTCTTATCCTAATAATTTATATTTTTATATTAATAAGAAAGGAATATAATATGACTAAATATTGTAAGACTTGCGGAAGTTCTGTTGGTAATTATGGTTATGGCGGAAAGCGTTATTATGATAGCTATGTTTTTAAAAGATCAGGTAAGATTGCAAAAGATAATGTAATCAAATCTATTCCCCGCGAATATAATCCTAAATACAACGAGGGCGAAAAAAAAGTTGAATGGCGCATACCATGCAACGAGGGGGCAGTTGGTTTATTTTGTAAACTAGATTGTCTTTATACTTTCATGGAAGCTAGAAATCAAGAGATTAATAGTATTCCTGATTTACATTATCTGAATGGAGGTACAAACAATGGCAGATAATCGACTAAGACTTAACAACTCTAAAAGAGTGGCGTTGAAAAAAGAGCATTGGCGCGTAGTTAATCAAACGCCGAGTGAATTAAAAGATAATTTACTCAGCGCGAGTACAAGATTTTATTCGGCGCAACAAGACGCTCATAAGATCATAGAGGCTGAGGTTGATAAAAGGTATCCCAAAGTTGATCGTGATGTCCTGAGAAAATATAATAGTGGCGGTGGTTATACTCATAGAAATTTTACTATGAATGATAATTGCTTCACCATGAAAAATATTCAATCTGAAGCTGGTAATGAAGTTAGGATTGATTTTGATTTAGGTCATGCTTTATCGTGTGCTTTAAATCATGATAAACTCATGGCGAATAAATTAAACCCTTTTGTTGAAACTGAGTGTGATCGTCAGGGCGGAGTAAATAATCCAACGATAAATACTGACCGCAGTAAAAACGAAAATTGGTTAAGTGATAATTTTAATCAATTCAAATTAGGTTATCGTGAAGGTACTGAAAACCCATTTGGATTAGAGGTCGTAAATACTGGCGGTTGTCATACTCGCGCTTATGGAGTTCAGGATTGGCAATGGCAAATCTTGATGAACTATGAGCAGTCAAAAAAAGATGTCCTACAAGCTCATAAGCATTATTACTCATGGTGTAAAGATAGTCAGGACACAATGGCAACAGTTATTGATT